TTATGTATGTTATCTGATGAAAATGTAATCATGTCTCGTCCCGGGAACTTTTTTAATTTCTGGTGTAAGACTGCTACTACTTTTTCAAACATAGACGTTATCGATCTTTCTGTTAGTTCCGAATATCCAGCTATTGTTTATGACGCTATACAGATCAATGCAGGATTACTCTTATTTACTAAAAATCAGCAATTTATGCTGACAACTGATAGTGATATTTTAAATCCAAGTACAGCTAAAATAAATGCTTTAGCATCCTATAACTTTAATCACAAAACTAATCCAATATCTTTAGGTACGACTGTTGGTTTCTTAGATAACGCTAATAAATACAGTAGATTTTTCGAGATGTCTCGTCTTCTTAGAGAAGGTGAACCTACTGTTGTAGAGCAAAGTAAAGTTGTATCTCAACTATTTGCAAAAGATTTAAAACTTGTTTCTAATTCTCGAGAAAATAGTTTAATTTTCTTTAGTGAAGAAGATACATCAACACTGTATGGATATAGATATTTCTCATCAGGAAATACTAGACCTTTGGAAGCATGGTTTACATGGACTTTGACTGGTACAATCCGTTATCACTGTATGTTGGATGATGCTTTATATGTTGTTGTCAGAAATAATAATAAAGATCAGCTTTTAAGATACTCAGTAAAATTAGATGACCAAGGTCATTATGTAACTGATGGATCAGATTACCCAATACATTTAGATCACAGTACTAGCGTCACAACTAATGCTAATGCGTTTAACTCAGCTACTAATAAAACAACTATTGCTAAACCAACAGGATTTGAAAGTAGCAATACCATAGTTGCTTTTGATACTGATAGTGGAAACAACTTAGGAAGATATGCAGTAGGAACTATCAATGGTTCCAACATAGAGTTTTATGGAAATTGGTCTAGTGAAACATTTGTAGTTGGTTATTTATTTGAAATGAAAATTGAATTACCAACTATCTATTTCCAATATCCATCAGGTGAAAACTGGAGATCAGATACAAGGTCAGATTTAGTAATACATAGAATAAAATTTAGTTTTGGCAATGTTGGAGTTTATTCAATAACTATTGATAGAAAAGGAAAACCTTCATATACCGAACAAAGAGAAGTTAATAATGCAAATACAATGAATGCTAATACTCTGACCTTCTTAGATAGAAGTTTAGAAACAGTTCCTTGTTATGAAAGAAATAAAACATTAACAGTAAAAGTCACATCACAACATCCCTCTCCAGCAACAATAGTTGGATTTAACTGGGAAGGAGATTACAACACTAAATCATATAAACGTGTCTAAATACATTCACCCTGCAACATTAGAAGCTGCCACAAAGGTAGCTTCAAATTTGCTTGACGCTGACCGTATGGAAATTACAGAGGGTCATGGACATGATCCTGAAAGTGCATTGATAGTTGGAATGAATAATTCTGAATCAGTTTACTTTGAGGTACCAAACGGTGACATAGCTGGAATGGCAGGAGTTACTCTAGATGGAAGAATCTGGATGGTCTGCACACCAGCTATTAATCAATACCCACATACGTTTGCTAGAGAAGCAAAGCGATACGTGGAACGACAAACACATGAGTTGTTATGGAACATTGCTGAAAAAAGAAACAAAGTTCATTTAAAACTACTCAGATTCCTAGGGTTCAAATTTCTAAGGGAATTAAAATACGGACCCAACAATTTATCCTTTATAGAATTTTGCCGTGTTAGGAGCAATACTAGGAGGTGCTAGTTCAATACTTGGTGGGTTTGCTGCAAGTAAGCAAGCGAAAGCTAGAAACGCAGCTGCGAGACGCAACTGGGAACGACAGCAGGAAATTCGTAAAAGACAGTGGTTTCAACAATTGTCTGTTTATGGAGCCAAGGTTAACAAGTACACTACTCAATTAAATGAAAATGACCTAGCAGCTAATAGAGGTTACGCACAAGCCCAAGCTGCATTAGGAGCACAACAGTCAAAAGCTTTAGGTGAAAGTGAAGCTGACTTTATTAAATTTGCAAACGAAACACTTGGTAAACGTGCTGCCAGTGGACAAACCGGAAGAAGTGCAATGAGGGGAGAAAAATTAGATTTTGCTTCCCTACAAAGAAAAGTTGGAGATCGTACTTTTAGATTAACTAAATCTAGAGAAGCATATGACAATACAGTTGAAGGAATCAGAAACCAACAGAAAGGTGCTAATCAGAAATTAGCAGCTGGTGTTGCATATACACCTGTAGCAAGCGTACCTACTAACTACCCTCCAATGGAGAACACATCTATGCCAATTATTCAAGGATTCTTAGGAGCTGCTGCTGGTATAGCCGGAGCTGCTGAAGACAGTCCGGGAGATTTAGGTGGTGATATGCCACTTGGTAATTATGAAGATCACTTAACACCTGATGGAGGAATTAAGTTATGGTAGATTCAGGATTTAACCCAAACGATACCCCAGATTATGTAGCTCCTTTACAAGAGAGTTATAAAGCAATTAATGCTGGGATGGATAATTACTGGAACCAAGAAATCAGTAATGCTAATAGAAAAACAGAAATAGCTGGTCAAGATCTAAAATTTTTAGCTGATATGTCTTCCACAATGGGAGACTATTTTACTAAGAAAGATGAAGAAAGAAGAGCTGAAGATAAAGCTAAAGGTTATATGTGGATGCAAGAAAATGGCATTCTTGATAATGAAGCCATGTCATTTAAAGAAGCAGAAGCAAAAGCTAAAGCTGATGGAACTGTTATAAATCAAGAAATTTATAACTGGGAACAAAAAGGAGGAGATATTTGGACTTCCGAAGCTTTTAGAGATTTAAACGCATCGGAAAAACTTGGTGCGGTTACTGCATGGGCACAAATGCAAGCTTCTCAGTATAACCCTAAAAAAGCTACTGAAGGCGCGGTTAATTATGAAGAATATAATTCTGCTCTAAATATTTATAGAAAAGAATTTTATAAAAAGTTTGGAGATATTAACCCAGCTATTATAAATGAATATGTATTTGGGACCGTTAGAAAAGCTGATACTAATAATTATTCTGAATGGTATGCAACTAGAGAAGCAGAGATACAAACTAACCGAAACGAAAAATATGCTGGAGAATTAGAAGCATGTGTTCGAGGAGGTAAAGGTACATCTTGTTTAGTAAATTACCAAACTAGCCAAGCTATACATGGATGGGATAAAGGTAGATCTTCGAGAGAAGGTTTTAAAATAATGAAAGAAATGGCTAAGAATGGCACCTTTAATAAAGAAATGTATGTAGATATGTTGGCTGAAAATAAAGAGATTGAGCATAAGGGTAGAAAAGGTGGTAAAGCAAAATGGAATGATGAGTACTTTGAAGATATGAAAGAGCTTTCTGATCTTATTGATGCTAAAGATTTGCGTGACTATGAAGTTGGACAAGCAAAAAAAAAGATGCAGAATGCTGAAGAGTACGAAGATCTAATTGGTTCATTTGAATGGGGTAATTATGGTTTATATAAAGCTCAACAAGAACAACTTAGAGAACTCAAAAAGAAACAAGAAAGAGAGTTTGGTTTTGCTCATCCTAAATTAACTGAAGATGCTATTTCTGGATTAGGTCATAAAGAAAATTACTATAAGGAGCAAAAAACAAAACTTAGAGCTGATATCCTAGCCGGTGAAGTTATGTCTATAGCTGACGCTGAAAGACTAGGATATGAAATGCCTGTTTATGGTGATAAAAATCTTAAAGGTCTGTTAGAAACAATGCAGAATGTTCGCTTTGATTATGAAACTCAAGCCGGATATGTAGAAGATATGGTTCTCCGTGAAGCTCAAGTTACTAATGAAACCAAAACTCCAGAAGTAGGTCAGATAATTAATTATTTGCAGAATCAGTTAAAACAAAATTTAGTAGCTGCTGCTATTGCAGATCCAGATAATAAAAATATAGGTAACGAACAATTTCAACTTTTAAAAAAAAATTTTGATGCTGATGTCAAACAAACTGACATGAGTAAATCAAAGTTTTATACCAATAATGAATGGCAAAATCCTTTTGCTATGAACGAAAATAATTTAAAAATTATGGATAGTGATTCTAAAACTGCTATTCAAAGAATTGATCGTTTAACTGCTAAAGGATTTAAAGAATCCGTTATGACTGCTAATACTTTTTTTTCACCTGAGCAACTTATGGCATATGGCGAAGAGTATAACAAAGGTCAATTAACTGTACCAACCAGAGCTGTTTATATAGCTCGTAAATTTGGTAACAAACATCCAGACGGTAATGGAAAAGTATTAACAGGGTTAGATATTATCAATTATCAACGAGAAGCTATTGATCTAGAACCATTAGAACGCCCTGATGTTTTAACCAACATTGAAAAATTAGATGATCTTTCTCAAGATGAACTTACTTATAACAAAACAGATGCGTCTGTAAATAGAGTTGTAGGTACTACTAAAGATGTTGCTCCTGAACTAGGTAACTCAATGATTCATCCTTTAGTACAAGAATGGTTAAAAGAAAATTCACACCAATCTAAATTAAAAGGTGGTCAAAACTTATCTCTTGAAGGATTCTGGCAACAAGCAAATATGCTTGAGAAAAAGTTAAAAGAAACTTATACAGGCGACGATAAAATTCATCGTGTTATAGAAAATATTAAAAAAGAAACTGATGTTCTTTATAAACAAGCTCAACAGAAAGGTGGAGAACTTCAGAAAGAAAAAATGTCTGAAGTTGATAAACAACAATGGAGGAGAAAAAAATATTTAGAAATGCTTTATAACAACCTTGGACAAGAAGAGGTTGATAAATGGGTAGATGAGTTAGAACTTGACCAGTTTGAAATGACTGAAGGAGCTAACGACTATTCAGATATGGCAGTATCTATGGATTTTTTAGCACCTTATGATTTTGATTTTGAAAATGTTCCATTAGAAAATGGTGAGTTTTCAGCTTGGGACCAGAATAGATGGACTCAATTGCAATATAAACATACAGGAGATATTCAATATTTAAATATGTTGAAACGTCCCACTTTTATAAACAATGAATGAAGAAGAAAATGAAGTAGTATATCCGACGGTTACTGAAGAAACACAAAATCTAGGTCAACAACTTATTCAAGGATTAGATCTAGGTATTCCTTCAGAAACACCACCACCTACGGATGGTGAATCAGATACTACTTCCACTACTCCTGACGCATCTAAGGATGCAGTCGAACAACCAGTAGAACAACCAACAGCATTTGGTGAAGGGTTTAAAAAATCTTGGCAAGAAACTAATAAGTTTGATGCTAAGAATCCATTAACTTGGAGTCAAATACCATCAGCTGCCGGAGCTGGAGTTACAGATTTCGGTATTGATTTAGTTAATAAAATTCCAAATGTAGCTATACCTAAACTTCCAAAATACGAAGATGACACTCTTAATTTTGTAAGAGACATTTCGGGATTTGTTATTCCGCAAATGTATATGGCAAAATACCTTACTGCTAAATCTTTGGTATTAAATGGAAAACTTAAGTGGAAATTAGGTCAAGGTGCTTTTGCTAGATTTTTTGGTAATGCTGGTATACAAGCTGGTACTGGTACGTTTGTTGATGCTATTAATAAAAATAACGAAACAGATCACAACCTACTTGGCTCTATGAAAGAGAGCTGGCCGAAAACATGGGGTTGGATTCCTGATAACTTAGCTACTCTTGACAGTGACTCTGCTGATACTAAAAGAATTAAAAATATTAATGAAGGTATTGGTTTAAGTTTTGTTAGTGACTTTTTATTAGGTGCTAATAAACTTATTAAAAACTTTAAAGGTGTAGATGAAGCTACTCAATGGGTACCTAAGAGTGAACAAGCTAAGAACTATCTAAAAAATAAAAACAAAGGTTTTGGAGAATATTCTATAGATCCAACTGAAGATGCCATGATGCGTAACTCTGCAAAGAGAGACAAAGAATTAGATGGTATTGGTCAATGGAACATGAGTCAGACAGACGATATCAATAAACCTATGAAAGGTGTACATGATATTTATGATGACTACGAAATTGGTTACAGATCAGCTGATGATGGCGGATTACTTGGAGCTGAATTTGATTCTTATAGATGGCATAACAATATAGATTCTGTACACGGTAGGACTGGAAGTGTCTTTACTCCGGGAGCTATGAAAAATAGCTTAGAGTTAGATGATCTAGGAATGAAGCAATTAAAAGCTATCAGTAAACGTGTTAAAGACACAGATATAGATTGGAAATCTTCAAAAGGTAGATATGTAAATAAAGCTGACGTTACCAAGCATGGTGAAAGATTAGCTGCTGATCTCTACGATTTTGATAGTGTCGATGAGATGAAGAAAATCTTAGATAAAGATTACTTTAGAGGTATCGATGCTGACACTGGAATTAGAACATTAAGTTCAGAAGGTGTTGTAGGTGTGGTTGGAGCTATTGGAAGATACTTCGATGACTATATGAATATGGATTTAGCTAAAGCTCAAGCTTTTGTGCGTGAATCTTTATCTGGTCAAGTATCTGATATGGCGGAAGGTGCACGATATATGGAGGGTACTGCTGCTGTTAAACAAGCTAAAGAACATATATTAGACAGACTTGAGTACTTAATGAGAACTCAAGCTATGACTAAATATGTAAGAGGTAGAGCATTATCAATGCTTAACTGGAAACAGAAACTTGGATTTGTATTTAGTAAAACAGATAAGAAAAATCAATTATTTGATGATGCTATTAAATATATTGATAATGAAAAACAGGTTACAGCTGACCAATTAAAACGTATTAAAGAAGAAACTCGAAGAACTATAAATTTAATTAAAGAGTTAGATAGAACAAAACCTCACATGCTTGAGCCATTAATGTTGGCATATGAAGTAACAGATGGAAATGTTAAAACTATATCTCAATTAAATAATTTTGTAAGAGGTTCTACAAGTGACTGGACAAAACTTATTTACAACAAAAATCCTGATATGCCATCTGCTTTAACACAAGCTGTATGGGGAAATATATATAACTCTGTTCTTTCTGCATTCGGTACACCTATTAAAGCTGGATTCTCAAACATGGTTCTTATGATTGAAAGACCTCTTGCAACTTTTGCAGGAGCATTAAATAATCCTGAGACAATGCGACGTGCACAATATATGTACACAGTCGGAATGGTAGATACTCTTAAACAAGCTACTAAGCATATGGGAGTTGTATTTAGACAAGCATGGAAAGATCCTAGTTCTGTCAATTACATAATGAGATCAGACATAGCCGTTCAAAACGATAAAACTATGAAAGCCCTTAGATCATTTGCTGATGCAAAGATGATGGAAGGTTACGAAGGTCCATCTGCCATGCTTCATAGAATCGAAGCTATGAATGAGTTAGCTGAACATCCTGTCTTAAGATTTAGTGCAAATGCTATGACGGCGTTTGACGGATTTACTAGATCATTTATAGGTAGTGTAGAAGCTAGAGGACAAGCATTTGACACTCTTAGAAAAAGTAAAGGTCCAATTAATGAAAGACAACTGAAAGCAATAAGTAAAGGTATATACGATCAAATGTTTGACGAAACTGGAATGATAACTGACAAAGCGGTTACTAACGCCAGTAGAGAAATAGCAATGAACATGGATATGCCAGTTATTGAAGGTATGAATGATTTACTTAGACATGTTCCAGCTCTTAAACCTTTTATGATGTTCCCTCGTACAGCAGTTAACATGATTGCTTACACAGGAAGTCATAACCCAATTGGTTTATTTGCTAGAGGTTTAAATGATTTTAAATATGCTTTTGATGATCCTAGAACTACTCAATCCGCTGTAACTGATTTGTTAACAGCTAGAGGTGTTGATGTAAATAAAGTAGATATACGAGCTGCGTATGACACTCTTAGATCAGAACATCTTGGTAGAAAAGCTATAGGTACACTTAGTGTTATGTCTGCTGTTGGAATGATGACTACTGATAGTCTTCATGGGAACGGGCATTACGATAAAACAACTCAAAGAACTAGAAGAGAATTAAATTGGCAACCTAGAAGTTTTAAAGGTTGGGATGGTAAATGGTATAGCTACGATGGCTTAGGTGCTATTAGTGATTGGATTGCATTAACAGCAGATATTATGGATAACTACGATACTCTTGAAAATAATCGAGATGTGGAAGTTTTACTAAATAAAGCTGGTTTTTTATTAGGTGCAAACTTAACTAACAAAACTTTCCTTGCTGGACTAGAACCTATGTTTGACGTTCTTTCAGGAAACCCAGCTGCTATGAGTAGATGGACTTCAAGTTTTGGTAGTGGATTACTTCCCGGTTCTGGTTTAAGAAATGAATTTGGTAGATTACTTACACCACAATTAAAAGAAGTTGAACAAGATTTAATTTCATTAACTGCTAACCGTAATGCTATTTCTAAAGATATGCTTCCAGATAAATACGACTGGATTGATGGTGGACTTGTAAAAGAACCAGATTCGTTCTTAACACGTTTGGTAAATACTTATAGTCCAGCATTTAAATCTAGTGGTGTTTTAAGTCCAGAAAAACAATTCCTTATGGATATTGGTTTTGATGGTAGACCTCAATTAAATACAAATGGTAAGGGTATTGAATACTCTTCAGCTGAAAGATCAGCCATAACTGAGATGATGGGCAAAGACGGTTACTTTAAAAGAGAAGTTCAAAAAATAATGAAAAGCCAAAATGGTCGAGATTTTATAAAGAACTTTAAAAAAGCAAGAGATGCAGGAGCTGAAGTAGATAGAACAAAGTTTAATAATATTCATACATTAGTTAAAAATGCTTTACGAAAATCCCAGCAAATAGCTGCTAATCGTATTGCACAGAAAGGAAACATACAACAGAAAACAAATTTAAATAAAAGAATAGACCAAGCCGAAATTAAAGGAGATGTAGAAGAAATTCTAAGACTCCAAAAGATGGCTAACGAATTATAAAACCACCCGCCAATTAAATAACAAATCGTTTGTATTAACAAATGGCGACAACTGAACATTTTTATACGGGTAACAACTCTCAAGTTAGTTACCCTTTTACATTTCCATATTTATTGAATGCGGATGTCAAGGTAGAACTAGACAACGTACTAAAAACTGAAAACACAAGTGGTCAAACAAATAACGACTACACCATATCAAATACAAACATTGTCTTTAATACTGCCCCCGGTAGTGGAGTCAATGTACATATCTATAGAGATACTGATGTAGAAACAGTGAAAGCTGTTTATGCAGCTGGCTCCTCTATTCGGGCTGGTGATTTAAATGATAACCAGACACAACTTTTATATTCAGCTCAGGAAGCTGGTGGTCAATTAATAAGAACATCTGATATAAAAGATGGGGCTGTTAATAGTCTCAAAATTGAAGACGGAACTATTGTCAATGCTGATGTTAATGCTTCAGCAGCAATAGCCGGAACTAAGATCTCACCTGATTTTGGTTCACAAAACATAGTTACGACTGGAACCGGTGCTACTGGTAACTTAGGAGTGACAGGAAATATAACTGTTTCTGGAACTGTTGACGGAAGAGATATAGCAACTGACGGTACAAAATTAGATACCGTAGAAACTAATGCGAAAGACGATCAAACAGCAGCAGAGATAAAAACTCTTTATGAGACAAATTCAAATACAAATGCATACACTGACACAGAAAAAACATTTGTTAATGCAATTACAGCTACAGCTACAGAGCTAAACATTATTGACGGAGTAACATCTACAACAGCAGAATTAAACTATGTTGACGGTGTAACTTCTAACGTACAAACACAGCTTGATGGTAAGCAACCATTAGATTCTGAACTAACAGAACTAGCTACAATGGGTAGTGGAACTGCTGGAGCTTTAGCTGATCTAAACACAGCAGAAGTACAAATATTAGATGGAGCTACTGCATCAACAGCAGAGCTTAATTTATTAGCTGGTAAGAGTATAGTCACAACTATTGGTGGAAGTGCAACTGATGTACAGATACCTTCAGCTCAAGCTGTAAACGAAAGAATAGTAGAAGTAGTAACAGAGGTTGGAGGTTTTGCTCCGATAGCTAGTGAGACAAGTTTTCCTAATACTAACCCAGACATCAATGATGGTGCTGGAACTATAGTCAGTATTAAAGCTTTAGCAAGTAACTTAGTTTCTAACGGAAGTGGAGTTGCAACTATTTCTAATGGTGCTGGAGCTGGAAATACAGTAACTATTAATGGGTTAGCAAACAGCACAACATACGCTGCTGGAAAAGGAATCTTAGTAGAAACAACTACAACATTACATACATATACATTCCACAGAGAAGTTATAGATCCAACTGGAGTAACTAACGCTCAAACTCTTGTTAATGATTTTAACGACAGATATCAAGTAAGTGGTAGTGCTCCAAGTAATCATCCAGACGGTTCAGCACTAGGTGACGGAGACTTATGGTTTGATACTTCAGCCAATGTAATGAAAGTCTATGACTTAGGTAACACACAATATGATGCTGTTACTTCAATTGGAGACTTTAAATTATTAACAGTAGTTCCTGATGGAGCTACATCTGGTACTCCTACATTTGATGGAACTATACTTTCTTATGACTTAAGAGATGGCAGTAGTGCAGCAGCAATAACAAGTGTTGGACAACTAATAGTCAGTCTTAATGGTGTAATCCAAAAACCAAATGCTGGTTCATTTGATGCAAGTCAAGAAGGATTCTATTTAGAAGGAACTAACGGAATTAAATTCTGTACAGCTCCTCCAAGTGGAACAAGTTTATTTGTAACTTTAATTGGATCTGCTACTGCTATAGGCACACCAAATGACAATACAGTTTCAGAAGCTAAATTACAATCTGATGCTGTAAGTGAAGCTAAATTAAAAGTTGGAAATTCTCCTGTTAATGGAAAATTTTTACAAGCACAATCTGGACAATCTGGCGGACTATATTGGGAAACTGTTGACTTAACTCAATTAAACGCAAGTAATTTAACATCTGGTACTGTTGCTGATGCAAGAATATCAACATTAACATCTTCTAAATTAACAGGTGCATTACCAGCTATAGATGGGTCGAATCTAACAGGTTTACAAGCTGGTGCTACAGGTGGTAATTCAGGAGGTAATGCTGTTTTCTGGGAAAATGATCAAACAATAACTCACGATTACACAATTAGCACAAACAAAAATGCTGGCTCGTTTGGACCTCTAACTATCAACAATGGAGTGACCGTGACAGTACCTAACAATTCAACTTGGACAATAGTTTAATGGCAATAACAATAAATGGTAATGGTACTATCACAGGAGTTTCTGTTGGTGGTTTACCCGACGGTATTGTAGATACCGATATGATAGCTGCAAACGCAGTAGCTACAGCGAAGATAGCTGATAGTGCGGTAACAAGTGCTAAATCTTCTGGACTTGGTGGATTGACAATGGCAGATCAGTGGAGACTATCAAGTTCAAAAGATGATTGTTATGGTACTGCTCAAGTAACAGCAAACTGGGAACGAAATGACAATAATTTTTCAGTAGTTGGTACTGGGATGACTCAATCAAATGGTACTTTTACTTTCCCTGCTACTGGAATATATCTTATAAGAGCTGTAGTTTGGTTTCGTGGGAAAGGTGATGAGCGTCAGCACTTAGGTCTACTAATTAAAGCTACTACAAACAACTCTAGTTATTCTGAAATTGCTGAAGTTTTTGATTCTTCGGGTAATAGACATGGTCATAACTCTGATGCTTGCGTAGTAGCCGAAGCAATGTTTGATGTTACTAATGTAAGTACACATAAAGTTCAACTGTGGCACAACACTGTTGGAAACGCAGACATGAATGCTCAAAATAATGCTCAATGTACTGGTTTGACTTTTTTAAAACTAGGAGATACATAATATGAGTTCAATAAAATTAAAACATTCGGGTGGTAACAGCGTATCGCTTAACCCACCTACATCCGCACCTACATCTAGTGAAGTAGCTTTTAAGTTACCTAATGCTGATGGTAGTGCAAACCAGATTATGAAAACTGATGGATCTGGAAACCTTGGATGGGCAACAGATCAAGGCGGTAAACTTTTACAGCTTAAATATGCAGTAAAAAATAATACTACAAGTTTATCGTCTGTAACTACACCATCAGAAGTTTCAAGTGATCTTCGTGTAACAATAACTCCTACATCAGGTTCTAGTTTAATG